CGCGCTGGTCGGATCGACCGGCTCACTGCCAGGATCGCTGCTCGGATCACCTGACCCAGCCGCCGGATCCTGTGGGCCACCCGATGCCGGTTTCGCCGATTGCATCTTGCCAGCCATGCTGAGCGGGATGTCCTGCATCTGGACCAGCAGCTCGTCGCCACCGGGCTTGGCCGGAAGGTCGAAGTACCGCCGCGCCTCGTTCGGTGCGAACACACGCTGCGTGCCCTTGGACAACGCCTCGATCATTTCCTTGAACGAAGACCGCAGCAGCGCGTTGGTATCGAGCTCGAGATATTCCTCCGGAAAGCCCTTGAGGCGAAACAGCAGCCCGATCGCTTCCTCGATATGGTTGAGGCAGAAGCCGAGGCCCATCGCCTTCCACGACGACATCAGCGATTCCGTCGAAGCGAAGGGCGTGCCGCCGATGCCGAGAATCTGCAACGGCACCCGATAGGCCAGCGCCACCGCCTGATCGGACAGCTTCAGCATCTCGGCGAGTTGGCCGTCACCCGCACGAAACTCGATCTCCTTGGCCTTGAGGCCCCAGCTCAGGATCGGCGTGCCGCCGGCGTTCTCGCCCTTGGTCTGGGCATCCCAGCGCGAGCGAAGTTCGTCGGCTTCGGTCTTGGTCAGCTTCTGGTCGGTCTCCAGCATGATGCTGGGACGGGCGCCGTTGAGATAGAACATCACCTGCTGCGACAGCGCAGCGCCCGACAATTCGAGGTCCAGCGCTGCGGCCAGGATGGGGCTCGCGCCCTTCAGTGGATGCCGCGGGCAATGCAGACGCAGATGCAGAACGTCGCGCGCGGGGATGGGCGACGACAGATCGAAGCGGCGCTCGACGATCTCGTTTCCCGACAGCCAATAGAAGATCGTGCCGTCTTCCGCCAGGATCGGCCGACCATCACGCATCCAGTGCAGCTCCGCGATCTCGCTGCGATCATTCCTGATCGCGATCGCGTAGGCCTCGCCTCCGTCGTACATCCTCCGAACCAGGTTCAGCAGCAGATCCGACATCGACTGATAGTCGTTCGGCTTGCGGATCACACGGGACAACGCCGACGTCGTCACGCGCTCGCGCCCACCATCGCCGGTGGACAGCCAGTGGTCGCCCGGGCACATCGCGACCGTCTGCGAATACGCCGAGACGCAGGCCTCGGCCATGGCATTGCTGCCGCTATAGGGCCGAAGCGAATGACCCATCTGCCACCAGTTCATGAACTGCCCGGCCTTGGCCGATAGCCACCCGCCGTCGATCAAATACGGGCCCGGCCGGTACTCGCCCTCGGCAGCCTTAGTCACGGCAGCATTGGCTTTGCCTGGAGGCGGGACTGACGGAACCGAAGTTGCCATTGCCGATTGTTTCCTGCGCTCACATTTTAGACTGATGGCGATCGAGGGCGATCAACGTACGGCCGCCCTCGACCTTCGCAGGCTAGTCGGCCTTGGACTCGCGGGTGTTGTAGCCACCACCAGCCTGCTGCGCCTCTGCGGTCCTCGCGGCCGCCGCTTCATCGTCAGCCGCCGTCGGTTCAGTCCGGGCGTCCGAGCTCGCGCCGGCATCTGACTGCTTGGGAGATTTCCGAGCGGCCCGCGCCGCCTGCCTGTTGCTCTTCGTGGCCACACCGCTGGTCAGCGGCAGACCATTGTCGCGCAGAGCGACAGGCACGCCACCCTTGCTCTTGAGCAAACCATCTTCGCCGCGCTCGACCTCGTCCGGATGAGCGTGCGTGCCGTCGGCGAGCACGTACCATGTGTCGGTTTCGCTTTCGTCCATACTCTTCTCCAGTGTGTAGGGTCAGAGCGGCGATGCAACCCTCTGACCCCGATGCCGCCCCATCTGCTTGATTTGTGCCGGCCTAGTCGGCGACGACGATGTGAAAGGCGCCGCTCTTGGCGTTGCCGCCCTGCGCGATCGCGATCTTCACGCGATCGCGGCCGAGAGCGATGCGATCGTTCACGGCGGTGCCTCCAGAGGCATACAGTGCCGCGACGCCGACATTCGAATGGGTCGCCTGCCGCGGTGCCTTCACGACAGCGGCGTTGACGTCGCTCTGCGTCCAGATCGTCTCGCCGGTCGCTTCCGCCGTGATGGTGAAGTCGACACCATCGGCGAAGTCGGTCTTGAGATAGTGAATTTCGTGGATGTAGCCCGAGAGGTAGGGGCTATAGACGGTCGCGTTGCCGCTTGCATCGGTGACGACCGGAACGATGAACCTGCGCAGAGCCATGGCTTTAAGCCTTTCGAGTGGTACCGAGGAAAAGCCCTCTATCCATCACCAAAGAAAAAGCCCGGCACATCACTGCGCCGGGCTCGCATGACAGACTTGAATAATCCGTCTGTTACCAGGTCGTGCCGTTGATCCACTGCACCATGCCGGTGCGGCGCATCTTCCAGCTGATGTCCCACAGCATGCGCACGCCGATGCTCGCGGTCTGCCAGAGGCTGCGAACCGGATCGGCGGTGGTCGGCCCTGTGCCGGACACGATCTCCAGCGGGGTCGTATCCTCCATGTGGATGGTTGCCTGCTCGGAGACGTCGAACTCCGGTTCGCCTCCCAGCGCGGTCGCGAAGTCCGCGCTGCGCAACGCGATCAGCCGGCCTGCGGTGGCGTGGGTCGACTCCACGATGTTGATGCGCTTCTGGATCTCGCTGAACCAGTTGGGCTGACCGACCGGTCCAGGCATCAAAGCAAGGTTGAGGCCCTGCGTCGGATTCATGATCACCGTGATGCCGTCCGCCGCATTTGCGGCGATGAACGGCGCCAGCAGCGCCTTGAAATCCTCGATCACGGCCTGATAGTCCGCGCCGGCATAGCCGGTGCTGACCGCAGAGACACCATTCAGAAGTCCGGCCGGGCGGACGGTATCGCCCGCAGTGGCGTCGAGCAGCAGCGGATCGAGAACCGCCGACGTATCTTCCAGGATGGCCTGACGGATCAGGCCTTCGATCGCGGGCGTCGAGCGCTTGCCGAGCTCCCGGGAGAACGGGATAATGACACCCATCTTGCGCGGGCTCATGCTCACCGAATTCGTGGTGATGCGGCCGACGCGGATCGGCTGGCCTTCACCGACGAAACCGCCGCCAGCGCCGCCTGCGGTACGACCGGGGATCGTCACGTTGCCGGCGGAGTCGAACGACAGACCGATGCCCCTGTCACGCAGAGCCGGATAAATCGAATATCCGGTCAGTGCCTGGACGAACTCGCCATAGGCGGTCTGCACCAGTTCCGAGGCCCATCCGGACACCGTGGTGGTGCCGAGGGTCTGGTCGGCCTTGCAGATGATCGCGGTAGCTTCGTGATCGGGATAGCGCTCCTTCAGAACGTCCCCGATGGAGCGGCGCTCCGAAAACGCCAGTGCACGGCAGACGACGCCGCGAACGACGAGGTCGAGGCCCTTGACGTCCTTCTGGCCGACGCCAAGCGGGCGGCGAAAGACGGCAGGCGCGGCAACACCGCTGGCCGTGGTGGTCGCCGCCGCGGCGCCGATGCGGGCTTCGGAGGCCTTGAGCACCGTCAGCGTGCGCTCGGACTTTTCGATCTGCTGATTGAGCTCGTCGATCGCATCGGCATCCAGGTCGTCGGCGCCGAGCAGGACGGTCAATGCATCCTTCTTGGTGGTCAGGTCGGTCTGCGCATCCTCGATGCGCTGGGAAAGCGTCTTCATTTTCGGATCAGCCTTTTTGGCCTGAGGTGATGCGGCTTGCTTGCCGTGGGCAGACACGCCCCTCAGCCTCACGCCGGCTTGCTCGCCGAAGGCCAGGGACATGGTTTCGTTGGAGATGTTGAGCGCCTTGGCGACCTGCAGCGCGTTCGGATTGGCGGGCACCGCGACAAGCGACGCCTCGAGCAGCTCCTGCTTCAGGTAGCGGACGCCGCCATAAGGCTGCTTGGGGTCGATCGGTTCGTATTCGAGCGGGCGAAAGCCGACCGAGACGGCGCGCAGGATCTTCTGCTCGACCAGGCTGATCAGCTCGTCGATCCGCGCCGAGGTGCCACGTGCGGCCAGCGTCAGATCGGCCAGGAGTTTGCCGCCGCTGACGCGGACATTGCCCCACGTTCCGACCAGGAAGCGGTTGTCGTGCGCGAACAGGGTCACCGGATTGGTCAGGAAGCGCTTCAGGTCCCAACCGCCGGCCGAGACGATGTCGCCATAGCTATCGAGCGTCTCGTCGGACAGCACGAAGGTCTTGCCGTCAGCCGACGCGACCGTCTTGAAGATCGTATTCATCCTGTCCCTCTCCTCAGGCAACCATCGCGGCAACGTCGAGCTTCGGCGCAGAATCGCCCTTCTCCGCGATGCCAAGTGCGTTCACCAGGGCGGCAACGCCGTCGATGCGGCCGTTCGACTTCGCCTTCGTCGGCTTGATGTTCTCGGCATCGTCCTGCACGACAGCGACCGCCTGGGCGTGCCGGCGCAACAGCGGATGGCCGCCGTGGTAAAAGCCGTTGCACATCACGAGGCGCTCCAGTTCCTTCGACGGAGCCGACAGCGAGACAAAGCCCTGACCATACAGAACGACCGGAATGCCTTCCTGCATCAGGCGAACGGCCGTGCCGGTCGCGTTGAAGCGGTCGATCGCAAGGCCGCCTTCGTGCGCCTCACGATTGTCGTTGCCGTAATGCGCAACGCGGAACTGCTCCGCGTCGTTCATCACCTGCCGCTCGATGAAGGCATAGTCGACGACGTTACCGGGTGTCTCGAACAAAGCTCCAGCCTTGATCAGCTTGTCGTAGGGCACGCGATCGCGCTTGACGTGTTCCTTGACCAGATCGGCCGGTTTCCAGAACCGCGGCAATGCGACCGGGACATCGAGACCGGGTTGAATCGGAAACCACCACACCAGCGCCGACAGGTCGGTCGTCGACGACAGGTCAAGTCCGCCGTAACAGGTCTTGCCCTTCAGCCGCTCGATGAACTCCGACGCATTCCACTTGATCGGGCCCTCGCAATGATCCCAGCCGAACCGGCGGCCCTCGTCGTCGAGCGAGTTGATGGGCAACCAGCGGACCGCCTGGTCGGTCCACATGTTGAGGCGGTAGCGCTTGAAGTCATTCTCGAGCCGCGGCAACTGGCGCGCGCGCTTGAAGTCGGCGAGAAACGGGTCGACCTTGACCGACTTGCCGAAGTTCGGGTTGGCCTTGCGCCAGGTCTCCTCCAGCGTCCAGTCGTCGTCTTCGTGCGGCGCGTAGATGACGACCAGCGTTTCCGGATCGTCGATATCGCCGGCCTTGATGGCCTGGCATTCCTTGTAGACCTCCTCGCCGTGCGTGCCCTTCTGGCCGGCGGTCGAGATCAGGAATTCCAGCGGCTGACGGCGCGCCGCGGCGCTGTCGTGCACGAAGGTGTAGAGATCGCCGTTCGGCCATTCGTGGATCTCGTCGCCGACGAGACCCGACATGTTGAGACCGTGTTTGCCCTTCGGCTTGCCGGAGAGCGGCCGGAACGATGCGTTGAGGTCGGACGAATAGATCGCCTTGTTCAGACACTCCAGCTTCGGCGCCAGCGTCGGCGAACGAACAACCATGTTCGTCGCCTTCTGGAACACGATGCGCGCCTGGTCGCCTTCGGACGCGATCGAGAACACTTGGCCGGCAGGCTCGGCATCGCCGAGCAGTACCAGGAGCGCGACGCCGGCGGCGAGCTCGGTCTTTCCGTTCTTGCGCGCGACCCAGACGAACGCGCGGCGATATCGCCGCGTGCCGTCGGCGCGCTTCCAGCCGAACAACGGCCGGATGATGTCGTGCTCTTCCCACGGCTCCAGCACGAACGGCTTGCCGGCCCATTCGCCCTCACTGAAGACGAGATGCTCGGCGAAGAAACGGCAGGCCCTGGTCGCCGCACGCTCGTCATACCAGTAGTCGCCGTCGCGCCAGTAGCTGCCGTCGAACCAGGCATTCAGATATGCCTGCAACGCGATCGGCTTGACCGGCTGGCTGACATCGCCGGCCTCATACTCGGCCAACACCCGATCAATTCAGGAAGCCGACTGGCCCCTGCTCCGGTTCGGCCGGCGCACTCGGCTGCGCTGCGGAATCATCGCTGCGCTTCTCCGGCTGCTGCGGCGTCGCGCCGAACAACTCACCCGGCTGTGCCGCGGCGCGCGCGGCGAAGATGCGCTGCCTCTCTGCCGGGTTAAGGCCGAAACGATCTTCGGTGGCCAACAGCTGCCGCTCGATGCGATCGGCGATCAGGAACGCAGGGTTGACGCGCTTGAGCTTGCCCCACTGGCTCTCGCTCTCATACGCCTCGCCTTCCTTGTCGATCTCCTTCTGCATCTTCAGCCAGCGGGCAAAGTTGCGGCAGTAGCGGGCGAACGTCTCGGCGTCGGTTTGACTGAGCAGCTTGGAGCGCTGCAGCGGCGGCGCGAGGCGCTGCCAGATCTTCAGGCCATCCTTCTTCAGCCACATCGGCGGCTGGACCGTGCCGGCCGGAACCTCAGGCAACGCCGGGCGCGGCCGATGCGCACTGCGGATCGGTTCCTTCTGTTCGCGCTCAGCGGCGGATTGCGGCTTCGGTCCGGGAGGCATGGGGTCCTAAAAAAAGATTCGTGGAATTGACGAAAAAGTGCGCGTTGCTTGGACGCCGGTCCCTGGTACGGGGTTTCAGATTTTTGGCCCCTCCCCCCCGGGGTGGAGGTCGGACTGCAAATCACGCGTCAATTCGACCGCTTTCACGCTGTTGAGGCGCAGATCAGGCGCTGTGATCACACCTTGAGCGAAGAGACTCTCGAGTCTCTGCTTCACGACGTCATGATGGAAGCGGCACGATGGCTGCCAATTCGCCTCGTTCCACATCAATTTCTGATCCCCTTTGTGGGGAACTATGTGGTCAACAACCTCGGTTGCGACCAGCCTTCCGAGCGCCCTGCAGCCCAAGCAGTAGGGGTACAAACGCTTGTAGGAAGTTGCCTTCCTGTCCCACCGCGGACTGTAGCCCCGCTGCCGAGCACTGCCACGTCTCGCATCGTATTCGGCATTGGCTTGCCGTCGTGTGCGCGCACCCTGAGGCCGGAATGTTGGCGGTCGAACCGGCAATCTTCACCTCGAAAGGACCGCCGCCTGCAGGATGCAGTCGATGCAGGCGGCGGAGCCAAGTCTAGGGAGGAAACGCCCAAGGAGGACAGCGGTAACTAACCGCGCTACCGCATACCCTAGTCGTGAAAAAGCCCGACCTGCTGAAGGCCGGGCTTTGAAGGGCAGAGATCAACCAGAGTGCGCTACTTCGCTCCGCAGCGGTAGTTGGCCTCATCCCAGAGCAGGAGAGCATCCCCGCGGTGCGGTTTGATGTAGTCGCAAACCAGAAGCGAGGTATTGCCCTCGACCAGGGCGCACCTAGAGATCGCGCAGGAAGACCGCGAGCCGCAGCAGCCGCCACCGCGAGCCCTTGTACCAAGCTTTCCATGGTGGCATCTGCGATCGACTCGATTGCCTACTTTGCCATCCCTTTGACGACTACCAGCGGTTTTGTTACCGTCGGCTATCTACTTATTTTTTTTGGCTGGTGTTTATCGTTGGAGGCCAGAGTTTATGACATTGAATAAGCCAATTGAGCTCCGCTTAAAACGCCTTGAGGAGGCCGCCGCCGGGAAACCGAAGAAACAATCCCGTTTAGCATGGCTTGCTGATCCTGCACGAGTGATCTCGCTGGTCGCGTTATTCATAACTCTGATCACAACAATCTATACTTGGCGGAAGGACGCAATTCAGTCCCAAGAAGCTCGACGAAGAGAGTTCAATTCCGCGATCGAACAGCTCATCGAGACTGGACTGAAGAACTATGAGTACATCAAGAACAATAAAGGCGATCAGAATTTTGGCTTGATGAACTCCTGGTTTACCTCGCAGTCCATGATCATGCGCGACAAAGCCGCCAACAGCATGCTGGGCCTGGATGGTCTTTCAGCAGGCCAATACATCCTCGTCGGCAATGCGATGATGACTGCTGGGCAACCGAACCGCGCATCAAAGCTTTTCCAAAAGGCTGTCGAAGTTGCGCAATACCAGAGAGATTTGGAGATCGGCCATCTTGATCGAATTAAGTTCTTGATGGGCCTCGGAACCCCGCCAGAACCCGATACATTCGACGTCGCATCAGTGACCGAACTCGCAAGTGCTTACATTTCCCTTGGCGCAAGTTTGTATTTCGCCAGCAAGCCTGAGGAAGCAGCCAAACAATACGAGAGGGCGCAAGCCGTATATAAGAACTCAACTAACTATCCCGAAGCCGGAAAGAGTGAGGCTTACGCCTTCGTCCACAAATTTTGGGCTGAGACCCTCGCTCAGAGGGGCGAATGTGCCCAAGCGAAGGACCATTTTGCTGCAGCTCAAGCCTTATTCCCGCCCGCGCGAAAGAATGCGCAGGACACGGACTGGGCTTCTCTGCAGTACGGCCTCAGTTGGGCAACGCAATGCATCTCATTCCCGCAACCGCCGCCCGCGGCGAACACTCCCCTGCCAACATCACCGCCCATGCCGAAGTGAGAAGGCGTCTAACATCTATTGCGTCTACTTTACGCTTCGCGCGCCCACCTGGAATCAGGTGCTGCGCCTCAGGTGACTTGACCTGCTATCGAACAATCCCGGTCGCGATGGCGGTATCGGTACTTGCTCGACTTGCGCCTCGTCGATGGTGACAGAAGCGCCGCGCGTGATGGCGTCGATGAAGACCTTGAGTCGGCCCCTCGAGTCAAGGCGCTCGATCTGCCCGACGAAATCGGAGAACGGACCTTCCATGATGCGAACGGCATCGCCAACCTTGAGTGGCGCGCGTTTGCCACGGCCGATACGCGGCGCATTAAGATACGCTTCTATGTCACGCAGCCTCGCCATGTCATCGACCGACATCCTTGCGGTGCAGTCCCCGATGCGATGGATGCCATCGACGTGAGGAAACGACAGCATGCGCGGGTCTGCGTGGACGTCCGCAACGAAGATCAGGCCAGGGATCAACGGCACGAAGGTGCGGCGGCCGAGATGCGGCTTGCGCGCTGGCGCTCCGTTGGATCGCTTCACGTGCTTCGCCTCCAGCGGATACCAGCCCGACAGACCATGGTAGCCGAACCAGCGCAGGACATCGCGCTCGCGGCCAGGATAGACGTCGAGGAGATACCAGCATGACGGCGCCGGCGCTGGCGCTTCGATCTGGACATTCATGTTCATTCGTCTCCCCCTGCCTGTGATGCGTCGTCTTGTGATGCGGACAGCGTGCCGTCGATGCGCGGCGGCCAGTCGAACGGCACGAAGAAACCCGATCTGTCGCCGCGCTGCTGCACCAGCGCGGGCCGCGAGCCGAACACATGCTTGGCGATGAAGGCCTGCCACGCGGCGAGCTGCTGGCGGTCGTCGATCCACAGCCAGTCGTCGCGCTGCGGCGCATGCGCGAAGGCGAGCAGCTGCGGCGTGACGACGCCGGGATAGATCACCTGGCCGCGGTTGACGAACGGCCGCACCATGGCGACGCCGTAGAGCGTGACGATCGCCCGCCCCGGGTCGGAGTCGAGATCGATCGCCGCGGACCTGGACGTGCTGCCCTCCGCCGAGCCTTCGCTCGCCCCGCGCAGCAAGGTCCATCGCTTGTCCTCGAGGTAGCGCCAGCCGGACGGAACGGTCTTGCGGCCCTGCCGCTTCAGCTCCTCCAGGAACGGCTCGACGCCATCGAGCGCCGCTTTTTCCTCGTCAGCCGACAGCGCGTCGGCGGCATAGTCGGTGCGCTGGCGATCGTCGACGACGGCGGTCGGCCATCGCTTGCGGAACTCGGCCTTGAACCTTTCTTTTCGATCCCTCGCCCGCGCCCCCGCGTCTCTCTCAATCGTTTTAAGGGGTCGTTCTAAGGGGTCGTTATTGGTGCCCGCGTATGTGTGGGCACCCGTGCCCGCGCATGCATGGGCACCCGTGCCCACGGGCGGGCACCCCTGCCCACCAGCGGGCACCCCCTCCTCGATTTCCGCCACTTCCGCGTTTTCTGCATGGCTCTCGTCGAGGTCGTCGTCAGCCTCGCGCGCAAGGCTTTTCAGATCGAAATCGTCACGGTCGAGCTTCACGCGGTATGCATAGCTCGCCGACGGCGTCGACTCCTCCGGCCGCCAGTGATCGCGCCGGCGCTTCTCCACCCAGCCGGCTTCATACAGCCGTTCCAGCGAGCGCTGCAGCGTGGCGCGGCCGCAGCCCAGCTCGCCCGCCATGCGGACCTGACTGCGCGTGCACCAGCCGGCGCGATCGATATGACGGCCGAGCAGACACAGCGTTTGCAGGTCGCGCGGCTCGAGCGAGCGATCGGTCACCGCCCCGGCGGGAATGATCGACAAACGAGGATTGGACACGTGATGCTCTTGAGAAAGGGATTCAACTGGACGCGGTAAGCAACGGAACGCAAATTCGAAACGGGCCGCTGCCTACGGCGTGTCGTGCAGGATCATCACGTCGACGATGGCCTGCACCGAGAGCCGCTCGATCGCGCCGGTCTCGATCGCCCGATCGAGCCGCGGCCACCATCGCTCCGGAAAGCGCGCGCCGTTGACGGTGCGGCCGAAGCTGACGACCTGATATTTTTCGAGACCGTCGACCTCGCGCTCGGCGACCTTGACGATCAGCTTGCAGATCACACTCGACAGCTTCAGCGCCTGCGGGCCGCCGGCGGCGATGGTGCGCAGGACGAGGCTGGTGTCAGCCATCGCGGCTCCTCCGCTGGTCGAGCGCCGAACGGCCCGGCGGCGGGTCGCCGAAGAAACCGCGTGTCAGACCATGTTCGGCAATGCGCAGGCGCAGCTCGGCCATCTCGCGCAGCGTCGTCAGGTCGGGACCACGTCGGGCATGACCAATATCGACGCGCAGAGGCGCGACACCTTCGGCCCGCGCCGGCGCCTCCGGCGGCGGCCCCAGAACGGGGCGCGGCTTCCGGAGACGCTTCCTCGGCTTCGTCGGCGCAGGACCGCTCGGCCGCGGTGCCCGATTCCGGGCGCCCTTCAGTTTGCCGTAGTAGCGCTGCTCGCAAGCCGCAGGCGATCGACCGGGCAGCGCATTGGCTATCGCAGTCCAATCGAGGCATGCGGTGTCACGCAGCCGCAAAACCGTCTCATCCTCGTTGAGAGACCACCACTTGCTCATGCCACCCTCCCCGCAAACAGCGGCGTCACGCCGACGCCGGCGCGCTCACGGTCGAGCGCGGCCGCCGCCGCAGGATTGATCCAGAGCACCTCCTCGCGCTCGCGAGCGCCGTCGGCATAGGCCTTGAATTTGACGCGGCGCCAGTCGCTCAGCGCGGCGTCGTAGAGGGCATGGGCATAGCCCGAGAGCACCACCATGCCCCTGAGGCCGCGCAGCACGCCCATCAGCCGGTTGTGTCCGGCTAGGTCCAATTCGTGCTTGTAGGCAGACTTGCCGCCCTTGAACATCGAGCGCGTGTCGTGAACGTAAGGCGGATCGACATAGTGCAGCGCGCCCTCGCCGTCATGCCGCTGCAGCACCTCGAGGGCATCGCGATGCTCGATCACGACGCCGCGGAAGCGGTCGACGATGGCGGGATAGGCATCGGGCAGATTGGCCCAATCGTGCGCCGGCGTGGTGCCGCTGCGGTTGGAATTGGAGCGGAAGCCGGTCGACTGGTGGCCGCGTTGCGTCGAGGAATGCGCGTTGCTGCCGAACCCCATGAACGAGCGAATGACGAGGCGGCGCGCGCGCTCGACCGGATCAGGCGTCGGCTCATAGGCGACCTCGAACTCGGCCCGCGCGAACGGTGTGACGCGCAGCAGGTCGATCAGCTTCGCCGCGCTCGCCCCATCCTGCAGCACGCGGAACAGATTGACGATGTCGTCGTCGAGATCGTTATAGATCTCGGCATGACTGCGCGGCTTGTGCAGCAAAACGCCAGCGCCGCCGCCGAACACCTCGGTGTAGAGCCGATGCGCTGGCAGATGCGCTAGGATCTGGCGCGACATCAGGAACTTTGCGCCATGCCAGCGGACCGGCGGACGGGTGACCGCGTTCATGCCCGCACCTCGACAAGACCAATTCTACACGTTAAAATTGCGCGATGGCAGATCCAGCATCCGTTCATAACCTCGCTTATGAATTGGCGAAGGACTTTCAGCCGACTGTGGCGGCAATAGTGGCGCTCACTGCGGCGATCTTCGCCTATCGGGGAGTTGCGCAGCGTATCTCCTATGACAAGGAGGTTGCAGAGATCACTCGATTGCGTGCGCGAATTTCTCTCTGTACCCGACTTATGTTGCGAACCCGGCCGTTTGTCCGACAAGCGCAATTCCTTGCCGACCAGCTCAAGAAGCAGGAAGTCTCGGTTGCGCTTAAGGAGATCGACGATCAACTGACGAGATGGCCTAAAGCACCCGCCGAGCTTGACGAAGCCTGGCAACACGTCGATGCCATACCAGTTGAGGCCATAGATGCACTCGACGCGTTTAGGGATCAACTCGACCGGTTTGAATACGTGTGTGCCACTCCCCCCGAGGAAAAGGAACGCTGGCCCGAATTTCAGGTGAAAGCTACCATCGGCGTGGCGAAAGAAATCGTCTTCCACGGAAGCAAATTGGACAAGGCGCTCGAGACCGAAATCGCGGCTATACGCAAGCGCTTGGATGAGCGCAGCAGCAGCATCGTCTTCTAGCCAAACAACCGAGACACCAATCATATTTGGACTCCGACTGCCTTGCAGGCGGGGGTGTTTCCGCCGACTTGAATTTTTTCGGTCCCGCGAAACCATTCCTTCCAATGCTGCGGCCAGCCGCGCCCGTCAGTCTCATGGCGCGAGACGCAGACGATCTCGCAGCCCTCGCGCTCGCAGACCTTGCCCGAGCTGTGACCGTCTGGGCTGAGCGCCTTCTCGCTCCATTTGTGCTTCAATGCTGCGATCTCCGGAAACGCGTCTCGAGGTCGCCGATGACGAGCGTGGTCGGCTCCGGCGCCAACTCCATCGCCTCGGCCAGCGAGCGCGCGTCGTAGTGGCCGCGCTGGCGCCAGGCGATGGCGTAGCCGAGCAGGAAGCCGGCGGCCGCGATAATGGAGCCGGCGCCGACGGCGACGTTGGTGCTGATGGTCATCATTGCCCCTCGGCCTCCCCGAACAGATCCGTTTCCTGCGCCAGCTCGCGCGCGCCGGCGTAGTTCATTGCGATCAAGGCCCGCGCGACGAGGTGCCAGACGTGGATGCGCAAGCGCGGGTAAGACTTGACCTCGCCGGATCGCACGCAAGGTCCACGATCGAGCTGCTCGCGCGAGCGGCCGCGAACCGTATCGACGGCGTAGTCGCCGAGATCCCTGGTCCCGCCGCGGTTGCGGATATGCATGCGCGCGATCTCGGTGACCTTGCGCGTGATGGCGGAATGCAACTCGACCCTAACGACGATCATCTGCGCACCCGCGTCAGCTCGCGAAAGCGATCGATGAATGCCACCTCGGCGACCGAAGGCGACCAGCCGACGATCTGCACGTCGAGAGGAGCCTCCTTGTCGACGACCCAATCATCGGTTGTCTGCGCCATCACCTGCATGCGCTCGGTCTTGAGCAGGCGCACATCAGCGCGTTTAACGGCCGGTGGCGTGACATCGGCAAGGCCAAAGGCCTTGTAAACCGCGGCCTGGCAGCGCTTTTCGGCGGCCTTGTAATCCGGCATGTACGCCTTGATTGGCGCCAGCATGTCAAGCAGGTAGGCCTCGCTGCCATCGTGCAGCAGACCCGCGAGCGCGTGGTCACCACTAAAGTGAGAGACGATGACGGAGTGCTCGGCGTTCGAATAGAACCGCAAGCAATGCCCGCCAAATCGGCACTGCATCGCCAGCGCGTGCGCGATGTCCTCGATCACGACATCATCCGGCCGTGGATCGAGCGGCCAAAATTGCCGCCCGGTATAGGTTTGAATCCATCCCGCGTAACGGCTCATCGCCTCTCCCCTCCCCGGTTAAAAAGATCAGGCGCCGCGGCCTTCGGCGCAGCCGGCGCAGGCACGTCATCCGACTGCGGACGCATCCACTTCGCCGGTGCATCGAGCGCGCCGCCGGATGGTTGCCATTTGAAGAAACCCAGCTGGCCGACGCATGGGATCGGCGCGCCGAGGCGCACGGCGTTGCGCAGCACCAGGCCGCGCGGGCCGAAGAACCACGGGCTATCGCTCTGCTTGACGCAATCCACGATCTCGACCGAGCCGACGATGCCGCCACGTGGCAGCGCCCCGGGCGGCGGGCAGACGATGCCGAGCGCGCGCATCAGCTCATAGCCCTGCGCGTATTCCTCGCGCGTCATGCCCTTGGAGGCATGGATGGCGAAGCGACCGCGGCGGTTGAGATTGCCCTTGGTGACCGAGAAAACGGTCCGGTTCTCGATGTCCTTGAAGCCGGCCACGACCGCCCATGCCCATGGCTGGCGGACCGACAGCGCCAACTCCGGAAGCGTGTGAGCCAGATACAGATCGCTCATGCGCGCACCTCCTGACCGGAGGGCGCCGGCGCGACCAGCTGCGCCAGGAAGGCCTCGCCGCGCTCGGTGATCTTGAGTGCCTTGGTCGTGGCGTGAGCCAGATCCTTGCCGACCAGGCGGCGCACCATGTCGCCGTCGACCGCCTCGCCGGCGCGGACCGCGAGCAGCGCGAGCTGCTCGGCGAGCTCGTCGTCGTCGACCGGCAGGCGCGTCTGCAGCACGCCGTCGACCACTTCAGCCTTTGGTGCGTCGTCGAGCTGGCGCGCGATGTCGAACAGGCTCGGCTGTGCCGCGCGATAGGGCTCGGTGAGAGCGACGGCCGGCGCCGGCGGCGCCACCGCGGCTTCCAGCTCGCGCAGGCGGTCCCAGCCCTGCCCGCGCAGCGCCCATTGATCGCCGGATTGATGCGTGTAGCCGCGCGCGAGATAGAATTCGCCGAGCGCTGGCGCGATGTCGCGGCGCTTGTGGCAGAAGTCGGACAGGATCTTGAGCGCCTCGCGCTCGTCGATCGAGGCGGGATCGAACGGCTCGGCCGCGGCCGGCGCCAGCCATTCGGAGCCCGCGAGCTGGTCGATCACGATGGTGTCGCCGGCGTCATAGGGCGCGCGGTCCGAAGCCTCGACGGCCGCAGCGGGGCTGGCCCCGTCCGTTGCTTCCGCTGCGGCCACCTCGGTCTCACCGGAGGGCTCCGGGAGCTT